GGGGGATATTGGAATCTTTTTCTATGCGCTCGGGCATTTGGCGCGTGACCCCAAAGGGCAAAGATTTTTTGCGTGGGCTGATCAACCTGCCATCTAGCGTATTTATTTACGACGACAAGGTGTGGGCTTTTTCCTCGGAAGAGGTTTCGTTCCGTGGTTGTTTTGGCACTCACTTTGATTTTGATGAAATGATGTCCGCTCAATTCAGGTGGGCCAACTTACAGGTGAAAAAGAAATGAGCGAGACCACTATGAGCGAATACATCAAAGGCTTTGACGCGGGCTACGGCTACGCGCTCAACGAGGTGGAGCAGTACATCAAGCGCCACGATTACGAGCCGCGTATCACTGGCCCACTGCTAAACCTGTTGGCCCACCTGAAGATGGAAGACAAAGACCCCCAAAAGTTGGAGGGTATTGCACACAAGTGAAATATGGTGTTACACTAGCATCACTGCAATAAGCAGGTAACAGCGAAAAGGAAAGCGAATCATGGAAAAAGCAAACTTCTCCCAACTCTTGAACGATGCCATCAACCAACCCGGCATCATCAGCAAGTGCTACAGCACATTCCACGGCTACAGCCTTGGCAATCAACTGCTGGCCTACAGCCAGTGCGTCGCCCGCGACATCCCCGTTGGCCCCATCGCCACCTTCAAAAAGTGGAAAGACCTTGGCCGTAGCGTGAGCAAGGGCCAGAAGGCCATCGCTCTGGTGTTGCCCGTCACCATCTCCAAGAAAGATGCCGCTGGCGAAAAGACTGGTGATGTGTTTCAACTGTTCACCCTCAAAAACAACTGGTTTGTTCTGGGCCAGACAGAGGGTGAAGATTTTGTCAACGAGGTGGTGGTGCCATCATGGGACAAGGCCAAGGCTCTTGAGACTCTGAGCATCACAGAGGTGTCGTTCAATCACACCGATGGCAATTGCCAAGGCTATGCAGTGGCAAGCAACATTGCGGTCAACCCTGTGGCCGCTCTGCCCCACAAGACCCGTTTCCACGAGATCGCTCACGTTGTGCTGGGCCACACCAAAGAGGGCCAACTGTCCGACAGCGAAAGCACACCACGCGATGTGCGCGAAGTAGAAGCAGAAGGCGTGGCATACATCCTGTGCGCGTTGCTCGACCTCCCCGGCCTCCACGAGTCCCGTGGTTACATTCAGAACTGGTTGCAGGGCGCGGAGATCACCGACAAGACAGCCCAGCGAATCTTCAGTGCGGCCAACAAGATTTTGGAAGCAGGAAAATAAATCAACCCGGCCCCTACGGGGGCCACAGGAGAACACCATGACCTACATTGCAGAAATTGAAACCCGCGTTGCAGGCATTCCTTGCGTGATCGGTGTCGTTGACTACATCAGCGTGGCTGGCTCTTACAGCCAGAACGCGGCCAGCGACTGGGACTACCACGGCTACAGCGAGAGCGACTGGGTGGTGTGTGACCGCCGTGGCCGTCCTGCCCCGTGGCTGGAAAAGAAGTTGACCAGCAAGGACGAGCGCCGCATTGAGCAGGAGATTGCCCAGCACATGAGCGACTAGGGGTTTGTCCCTATAAAATAATTTAAAAAAGTGTTGTCAAGGTGAAATACGGTGTTACACTTGCATCACTGACACAGCAATTCTGCATAGTCAGGTAACAGCGAAGGAAAAGCGAAATGGCAAAAAGACTCACACTGAAACAAATCCGCATCGGTCAACTGATCGTCCGTGGTGAACACGCTGATGCGCAGGTGTACACGATAGCCGCAATACGGGGCTTCAACATCTACGTCATCTGGTTTGAGGGCACCCGCCAATGTGGTCAATGGACAGACTACGGTGATTGCTACAAACCAACCCTTGATCAGATTGAGTACAGCATTGCCGCCAACGGCAGGCTGGCATCGGGTCAAGACATCAAGGGCTTGGACTTAGCGTAAATCAAGAGGGGGCTTCGGCCCCCGCTAACGAATCAATAACCAAACGAAAGCGAATCGATTATGTCAAACGAAATTGAAGTATCAGTGAAGACCGAGAGTGGTGTGCGCGTGTCCATCAATGAGTGGGACGACGGCGGGGCTTGGTTGCATCTAATTATGAGGAATGGCTCTGCCTATGCCGCCTTGACTAAAGACGAGGCACAGCAGTTGTTGGCTGGCCTGCAAGCCATCTTGGCAAAAGAGGTGACAGCATGAGACTCAGCATAAAAATCTTTGGTGTGCGGTACACGCTGAAAGTATTTGCCCCACCCGAGAGACGCATCAAATGGCTACCCGCAATCATGTGGGCAAAGGCTGGCCCTGCAACAACCTCAATGGAGAAGAGCGCATGAGAGAAGAATCGTTGCTTCAGAAGATTGGAATTGGTATAATCTTCATTGGGTTTCTTGTGTTCTGGATGTGGGTGCCAGATTTCACGCTGGATGAGGAGGACTGCATGAAGCAGGTGTCCAGCGCGTATGTCAAGAACCTATGTAGCGAACCGCAAGCGAAGTAAAACCGAATGGGTTTCTCGGCCTTCAAAGCCGAGAACCATCACGCATGGGGATTGGCTAGTCAGGGATGCTCAAGCGGGTACATACAAATGGCTCGCCCACACAGGAATACCCACCAGTCCCCAGCCGTGTTGGTCAAACTCGAAAGGCGAAAGCCCTGAAACTGTCCCTGTGAAGTGGTGCATCACGACGAACGGGTAACCCATGCTGGATTCATGGGGCCAGCAACTTATTGTCAAACCCAAAGCGAATCGATTACACTGCGATCAATTCAACATGGGGACTATGGGTCATGCCAGAAACACCGAAGGGGCCAAAGAGGCCCGCAAAGAACACTAGAGCGGCACAGGAGGCCGCGAAAGCCATAGGTAAGGCCAAGGTAGCCGCAAAGGCAACGAAGGCTTCTACGCCCGCAAATAAACCCAAGCCAACACCACGCAGAGTATTCGACCAGAAGGTAGCAGACATCATCTGCATAGGACTGAGTGAGGGCATGAGCCTGCGTAAGATGCTGAAGGCTGATACACAGGGAGTGCTTCCAGCGCAGTCTACGATCTACGACTGGTTGTTGCGCTACCCTGAATTCGCGGAGCAGTACACACGCGCACGGGAAGAGCAGGCTGACACTTTGGCTGACGAGATCATCGAGATCGCCGACGAACAGCCTGAGATCGTGGTTGTGACCGACAAGACTGGCAAAGTGATCGAACACAAGCTGGACGGGGCTTTCCTCCAGTGGCAGAAGAACCGCATCGAGGCCCGCAAGTGGACGGCCATGAAACTCAAGCCCAAGAAGTACGGCGACAAGCTGGGCCTGCACGGCGTGGAGGGTGCCGCACCTATTGCCACTCAGGACGCGACGGCCAGCAAGTTCGAGGAAATCATTCGCAATATGGAGATGACCAAGCGTGCTGGCTGATCTGTTCGACGACCGAACGGTGGCCGAGTTTGAGACTCTGCCCGAACATAACCGAATCGCTTTTATCGCCCATGCGCAGTGGATTGCCAAGGCGCACGCTTACCAGATACCGCCCGACCTGCACTTGGACTATACCGTCTTCCTGATGCTGGCTGGCCGTGGAGCGGGCAAGACCCGCAGTGCCGCCGAAGCCCTGTGGTGGTGGGCATGGACTCACCCCAACACGATGAGTGTGGTGTTAGCGCCCACTTCGGGGGACTTGAAATTCACCTGCTTTGAAGGGCCAAGCGGATTGCTTGCCTGCATCCCTGACGCACTGGTGGTGGACTACAACAAGCAGGATCACCTGATCAGGCTATCAAACGGTTCCAAGATCAGGGGCGTGTCTGCTGATAGTTACGACCGCCTGCGTGGTATCAACTCCTCGTTCTGCTGGTGTGATGAGTTGGCCGCGTTCACCTACCTTGGCGCGGGCGAGGCATGGGACAACATGATGCTGGGCCTGCGTATCAAGCCCGACGACAAGCCCCACAGCCACCCCCGTGTGATCGTGACCACGACACCGCGCCCCAAGGACTTGATCCTTGATCTGGTTGGCCGTGAGGGTGACGATGTGGTGGTCTCCCGCGCCAGCACCTTCGACAACGCTAAGAACCTTGACAAGGCATTCCAGCGGCAGTTGGAGAGTTACCGTGGCTCAAAACTCTATGAACAAGAGGTGCTGGGCCAAATTGTCGATCTTGAGGACGGCAAGGTGGTCTCCCGCGATATGTTCCAGTTGTGGCCTGCAAGCAAGGCATTCCCCAAGTTCGAGTACATTGTCCAAAGTTATGACTGCGCCTTCTCAGAGAAGGAACACAACGACCCGACGGCCATGACCACATGGGGCGTGTTTAAG